GGTAGTCAGTTCTGGTGGTAACGTTACCACTTCAGTAGGCGGTACAGCCGATGTACTAGTTGTAACTACAACAGGTGCAAATGTCACAGGTACCTTCAACGCCACTGGCAACATAAGTGGTGGCAACTTATCAGGTACCAACATTGTAGGTACTTTGACCACTGCGGCTCAAACAAATATTACGTCAGTTGGCACGCTAACATCGCTAACAGTAACTGGTAACATTAGTGGTGGTAATGTTTCAGGCACACTGTTAACTGGCACCTTGGCAACGGCAGCACAACCCAATGTAACAAGTCTAGGTACATTAACAAGCTTGACTATTACGGGAAATGTTAATCAAACAGGTAATCTTAACATTACTGGAAACATCAACGCCACTGGTAATTTGAATTATCAAAACGTTACAGATTTAGTGATCGGCGATCCATTGATTTTCTTGGGTGCTAACAATACCGCTAATCTGGTAGATCTTGGCTTTATTACCACTTATGATGATGGTCTTGACCAACACGGCGGGTTTGTTCGTAACCACCTTGATGGAGTATGGGGTGTATTTGGCAACGTAGTAACTGAACCCACAACTGTGGTTGATTGGGGTAATGCAATATACCAACCATTACGTGCAGGAGCTGCCACCTTTGCCGGCGCCAACATTAATGGCGCATTAACTGGTGCAACATCGGGCGTGTTCAGCGGCAATGTGTCAACTGGCAATGTGTCTGGTGCAACAGGCACATTTACCAATGTTAGTGGCACATTGACCACAGCCGCACAAACAAATATCACAAGTGTGGGCACATTAGGATCATTAACAGTCACTGGCAACATTGCCGGTGGTAATGTATCAGGTACACTGTTAACAGGAACTTTGACAACGGCAGCACAGCCAAATATTACATCAGTTGGTACATTAACAAGCTTAACTGTTACTGGTAACATCAGTGGTGGTAACTTGAATGTGACAGGAAACATTGTTGACACAGGTGCATTAACTATCATCACCAGTAGCAATGGAAATATTACATTAGCACCAAATGGCACAAATATGTTGGTTGCAACCACAACTGGTGCTAATATTGCTGGTACATTAAATGCCACTGGCAATGCCAATGTGGGCAATCTTGAGGCTACAAACATTGTGGGCACATTGACCACAGCCGCACAAACAAACATTACGTCAGTTGGTACACTAGGTAGTTTGGCAGTTACTGGTAATATTACTTCGGGCAATCTGTCAGGTACCAACATTGTGGGCACTCTAACCACAGGCGCACAAACAAATATTACCTCAGTTGGTACACTGACATCATTGAGTGTCACTGGCAATATTGATGGTGGTAACTTGTCAGGTACCAACATTATTGGTACAATAACCACAGCCGCACAAACAAACATTACATCAGTTGGTACATTAACAAGCTTAACTGTTACTGGTAACATCAGTGGTGGTAATTTGAATGTCACCGGCAACATTGTTGATACAGGTGCGTTGAGCATCATAACAGCAGCCAGTGGAAATATTACATTAGCACCAAATGGCACAAATATGTTGGTTGCAACCACAACTGGTGCTAATATTGCTGGTACACTTAACACAACAGGTAACTCCACAGCAGGTAACTATACCACTGCTGGCCAAGTAACTGCCACTGGTAACATCACTACATCAGCTTACTTTAAAGGTGATGGTAGTCAACTAACAAATATTGCAGTCAGCGCCGGTAATGCTCTAACAAACGGCAACAGCAATGTGTTTGTAACTGCCAATGCCAACATTACCTTTGGCGCAACAGGCGTTGCCAATGTGGTTACCATTAGCTCAGGTGCACTAGCACTAGGTGGCGGCGCTGTGTTTTCCAACCCCAAAAGCTCAAGCGGATCAGGAACACTTCCTACTGGTGTGAATGCCATGTTGATTGGCCCATATGTGGTGTCCGACGGCGACGTAATTACAGCTCCAACAGGTTCAACCCTGATTGTAATTTAATAAATAATTTAAACAAGGACAAATAAAATGGCGATTACTTTAGACGGAACAAGTGGAATTACTACACCAGCATTGCTCAATGCCAATGGCAACGGGATTGGTAATATCGGAACTTCAATTGCGTATTTCAACACAATTTTTGCCAAGGCAACTTCAGCACAGTACGCTGACTTGGCCGAGATGTATGAAGCTGATAATCCAGCTGAACCGGGCACAGTGATGATGTTTGGCGGCACCAAAGAAGTCACTGTGTGTTATAACGATTCCAGTCGAGCTGTGGCCGGAGTTGTTTCTACAAACCCATCTTATGTGATGAATGCAGGCCAACCTGGAGAGCATGTGATAGCAGTGGCACTGATGGGTCGAGTACCTACCAAGGTAACTGGCGAAGTTAAAAAGGGCGACCTAATGGTTGCTGCCGGTAATGGCCTAGCAAGAGCAGAACTCAATCCTGCAACAGGCGCAGTGATTGGTAAAAGCCTTGAAAACTTTGAAGGCGTCACTGGCATTATTGAAATTGTAGTTGGACGTCTTTAACACTTGGTACGTATTTGTTTGCGAATAACATTTACTTTGTCTTGAACAACATCAAAATTCACAGTTGACCAAAGTCCAGGGTGCATGGGTTTGGGCCATGTGCCCGACGCAATCCATGCATACCCAATGTGTTCATAGTTGAGCGTTGGGTGAAATTCTTCTGCTACACAAGCAAAAAATGTATGATATCCAAATTGTCCATCGGGCGAAGTGAATTTTTCTATGGGCACTAGATTAAGGTACTCGGGCATGAAACCCATTTCTTCAACACATTCTCGTGTGATAGTTTCATGCAAACTTTCGTTGGGTTCCATTTTGCCACCAGGTAACCCCCATGTGCCTGGATGACGAGGATCGTCTCGCATGAGATACAAATAACGTTCTGTTGATACTGAATAAAACCAAACACCAACTGCGTTCATAGAACCAAACTCCAGTCCCCTCCGGGATACAATCCTTCATAACTCTTGACCCACTCGCCTTGGGTACCTGCTGGCGAACCTGTGGGAATTCCGGTCCAGCGATATTGTAATCCTGTGGTAAGATTTGTAACATACTGTACGTTGACAGCAAACGTGCTTTCAAACGTGACTTGCCACATGGCACCATCATATTCAATTATGTCATTGGCCTTGGCAACAACTTCTCCCCAGTCAGCTGCCGGTACTGTGTTATCCTCAGACCCAATGTCTTCTAATATCAAATATCGTTGCCCTGTACTGGCCGCAGGCAATCCTGTTCCTGGGCCCGACAACAGTGGATTAATAACAGCATTCACTGGACTCAGTGTGTTTTGAGGTATGGTATCAGGATCCACATCAAACAACAAGAATCTGTCATCAGTGGGGTCAAAACTTACCAGGCCAATGATCTCAGTTTCATCCCAGGGATTGTCAAGGCGCACCTGACTAATACCCGGACGTAACACACCGTACATACCAGCAACAGCCGCCCAGTATTCATTGCTGGGTGGCGGTGTTTGTGGATCAGTATTGTCATTGCCGGGAATTACCACAGCAGATTGTTTTAATACTTGTAGCTTGTTGCCTACCAGCAGTACTTGATATCCATAAGGGGTTATCTTTTGACGTGTGCCCAACAACAAATCACTGTTGTTGAGTGCATTGTTCAAGTCACCACCTGCGTCATACATTGATGCAATGATGCGTTCAACAACACCTAGTTTCTTGACCTTGGCCGGACTTGAAATCCAAATTGGCAATGAGAAAGTCATGGTCATGATGTCAATGGGATTTTCTGTGTTCACAGGAATTGTGCGTGAGCTCCAGGTAACTCGCTCAAGCTGTACCACACTCAAACTGGTCCAGTCAATGTAGTTGTCTGTGCTCTGTATTTCCAATGCAGGATTAAACAGCGTGGCAATTTGTTCAAACAACTGAAATTTTTGATTGGTATTACTAGTCCAAAAATCACAATTCAGTGTCATTAGATATGGCACAGGCATTAGACGTTCAATACTAAATGCGTTTCCCTGTGTGGTTTCGTATGCTTCTGTATCAGCATCGTAGGTGCGTTGACGCACTTGTATCTTGCTCACAAAATACGGTTCCTGCATCCTTGGACGGTCATACTCTAGTGCATTGATATAAAAGGTAATCAGCGGTGTACTAGGTAGTGAACTGGCTGAGTTTTCTTGCAAAATTGTTTGAGCTTGCCGTGTGGCATCACCGTACCGCACAGGGACTCTAATCAATGTGCCGGCATTGGGGTTGTTGCTACCATATTCAATTTGAAAATTGCTGAAGATACGAGCAAACTGCAATAAGAATCTGCGTATTTGGTCATCGTAAAAAAATTGTTGCATTGTTTATCGTCCTGGCGGTCTTGGATTAGCAGGCTGGTCTCCGCTTTGGTCGCCGTTGTCTGCACGGGGTTTGAGAATTTCGCTCAGACTCTGACGACTTGGAATATTGCCTAGGTCTGTTGTTGGCACAGTGTATGTATTGTTTACAAAGCCCGACCGTAAAGTTTGATTCATTGGACCATTTGTGAGATTTGTTCTAACATTGTCTTCAATCTTGATCCACCCAGTACCATTATAACGGAACAAACGATTTGGAAAATAATCCAATCGCAAGCAGTATTGACCGTTGGTGGGGCTGACAGGAAAACTGACCCCTGGTGTAACTGGCAATCCATTGGGCGCAATACCGTCACCGGTCAAGTAGCCCATGGTATAACCATCTGCTCTTGGGCTAACCGCAGCCTGTGATGTATTGATGTAAGTTGAATCCACAGTGATTGTGGCAGCGCCAGTTGCGGCAAAAGTCACAACGTCACTGGTATCTAACACTTGCAATATCCAATCACTACCATCGTATTTGTACAATCGACTGGGGAAGAAATCCAAACGCAATGCATAGTCATCAATACTGGGAGAAACTGGAAATGCAACACCTATTGCGGCAGTGATAGGAGCTTGATTAGATATGGTCACTGATCCAATGCTGTATTGTTCAGTTATAGTTTCGGTTGGGGTCAAGGTGTACGACACTGTTTCGGTGTCACTTAGTGATTGTTGCATCCAAGTAGTGCTGTCAAATTGATACAAACGATTAGGAAAATAATCCAATCTCAACGAGTAGTCGCCAGATGAGGGATTTATCGGAAATTCAATACCAATAGCAGCCTCAATTGGCGATGCAGTTCCGATTGTCAAGGTACCCAGCGAATATCGTACTGGGGTAATAACCGGTTGAAGACCATAGTCGTTTGTGAGTCCAGACGCAGTGAATGTAATAGTGTCAGATTCACCTAGTACTTCTGCAACCCAGATTGTGCCGTTGTATTGAAACAATCGACTGGGGAAGAAATCCAAACGCAATGCATAGTCGTTTGCTTGTGGGTTTGACGGGAATACAACACCGATTGCGGAACTAACAGGATCTTCTCCTGATCTAGTCACAGTACCCGTGGTGTATTTGGCAGTGAACGCTACACTAGGTTCTCCATCAGCACCATCTGCTGTGACGTTTACAGGTGTAGCAGGAGTACCATCTGCATTGGTGGGGAATATAAAGAATTTTACTGTATCGTATCCTGATAGCGGCACTTCCAATTCAGCTTGTGCCAATAGTGCATCATTGATTGCAAGATCTTTGGGTCTAGTGCTGGCCACATCTGCTTCAGTTGGTGGATCAATTGGTTGCCAATAATTGGTATTGGTGATCTCGGTGCCCACAGGAGTATTAATTTGGGCTTGATAATAGTTGTCGCCGAAGTTCACAATACTACCGGCTGGGTAAAAATTACCTGGATCCCAGATTTGTTCTGATACAAATGGTTTGTTGATAATTTCTTGGTATTCTTGCGCATTGACCATGGGAGTGGCTTTGATACGCCACAAATGTGGTAACCAAGTTTGGGAGAAGCCCTCACTAGCAAAGTTTGCATCTTGAATAACATAATATCTTGGCAATGCTCGTGGGATAGCAGTGTCAAGAGGATTGATATCTTTTAAGTTCGGTACTTCAATAACATCGCCCACCATGAGCTTGCGCCCAAATGTGTCAATCATGTCATTGTAGTGAAATGTAATAAACAGTGTGTCATTGTTTAAAAACAATCCAAACTGTGTTAGGTCAAAATCAATGTCCTGCGCTCGATATACACCGCGCATGACATAAACATCAGGATCATATGCACGATCTCTATTTTCCAGCAACAGCAAGTCTTGAATAAACAGCGGATCTATTGTGGAGTATTGAGGTTGGGTAGCATCATAGTTACCGCTTTCCAGCGAGTCCTCGCCAGCAGTTCTTGGACCTAGATACTTGTGAATGTAGAGATCCAGACCACCCACGGTGTACATTTCCGAGATGGTTTTGTCAAAAAATTTGTAATCGTTCGTCCTATTGGGACGCCACATACTGAGTCTAGGCATAGTGCAGTATTTATAGATAATTAGGTTGACCAGAAATACCCAAACTGCTATAATTATGGCTTAACAACAAAGGAGCCCACATGCTTACCAGTGCACAGTCAAAACAAATTAATAATACTAAAGTTTACACCTTAGATTACGAGGCCGAAGCCATGCAAAGCTACAGTGCAGGCGAGGGTGATAAAATGGATCAGCTTGAGGCCCGTGCCGACGCCATCATCACCGAACTCACCAGCTACGACATGCGTGACGATTTAGGCGGTATCACAGTGTATTTTCGAGGTAAAACTTTAGTAGCATTTTATGATTACGAGCAGTTTCGAGGCACGGTGTTCTAAAAACAACACATTTGGCAGTGATTGACAGCAAAATCAATCACTGCTATAATACATGCTTAACCACTCTAGGAGTATGTTATGAAAGCCGCTAACTTTTTAACAAAGTACACAGGCCCAAAAGGCAAGGGATTTACGCCCTATGACACAATAAAAGCCACAGAAAAGTGGGTAGAGTATGCTCTTGACATTGTGGACATGAGCAGTATAATAATGACAGTGGACTTCAACACTAAATGGCGCCTGGCAGAAGCACTGGAAACAGCAGAACGCAAAAAAGCCTGGATGTACAAGCACAAGAATTTTGACGTTACCCGTGCCGCCAGGCTTTTTGACGCTGTAAAACACTTGCCCAGAACTAAGTAAGGAATATTATGATCGCAACTAAGCCCGTTAAACCCCTAAATCCACGTAGTGCGGATACCAACGCCTTGGGCATGGAACCCACATGGCGCACCCAGCCCACCAACAATCGCATCAGTGCCTTTAGTCAGGCGTTCTCCTGGTACAACTACTTTTACGGCAAAAAAGATGCACGTGACATGATTGTAAACTACTTGGAAACACATGACCGCAAAGACGATGTGCGCACTCTTAAGCAAATTCCTGATAGTTCGATACGACTCACAACAGGATGGCTGTGCCGTATGAGCATGGTGGGACTAGAGCTCAACGATCATGAACAGATCAAGCTAGATAACTTGCTTCGAGAAATACTGGAATCCAAGCAAACCGAGATAAAAGAAGTGACAGCGGATGATTCTGTGCCAAGAGTTACCATTCAGGACAGGCTACGGGAAAAGGTATCAGAATGTGCAGGTGAACTAGATGGCTTGTTTGACGACTTTATTGAAGAAGGTGCCAAACTCACTGCAGACTACAAACCCGTGGTACTCATGCGCAGTCTAAACATTGCCCCACAAATGGTAAATGACATCAAACAAATTTGGACACGCAAGTTGTCAGAGTTTGATGAGGCAGTGGCTGGTAAAGATGCAGATTTGGTACAGGGCTACGGCTACCTTTCTAAAATACAGTTAAAGAATTGCGTAAAGTTCTGTGAGCTTGTGATTTCGGACTGTGGTGCCTATGTACAGATTAAAAAGGTTGAGCGCAAGCCACGCAAGGTCAAGGCAGTGCCACCAGAGAAACGTGCCGCTAAGTTCAAACACATTGTGGACTTTGCAGAACTCAAACTCAAAGGATTGCCTGCCGCTAGCCTAGTGGACAAATCAGAAGCCTGGTTGTACGACACCAAGAAGCGCAAGCTAATACACCTCGTGGCAGACAGTCATGCACAGGCATTTACAGTAAAGTCAAACTCAATTATTGGGTTTAGTACAGTGGAAAGTCAGCAAAAAACTCTACGCAAACCAGCAGATATTCTGAAGCTCATGGGTGCCGCAGGCAAGCCAGCCGCAAGGAAGATCTACAAGGACTTGACCACCACAGAAACACCGTTTAACGGACGTGGCACAGAGAACTTGATCATCTTAAAGAGTTGGTAAATATTAGGGACTGGAGTCCCTAATGGCAGACCAAACACTAGACCCGCTAAAAAAGCAACTGATAGAATATGTACAACTCCAACTTGGTGATCAAATTGTTGACATCGAGTTGGATCCTTCACATTATGAAGCCGCATACCAGCGCACAGTAGGCACTTATCGCCAACGTTCTCAAAACGCATATGAAGAAAGCTACATCTTCATGGAACTGCAAAACAACGTTAACGTCTACACATTACCCCAGGAAGTAACACAAGTACGTCAAATTTTTCGTAGAACAATTGGCGTAGCAGGCACCGGCGGTTACAGTTTTGATCCATTTGGTGCGGCAACTCTTAATGTGTATTTGCTAAATTTTAACTCAGCTTCTGGCGGTATGGCCACGTATGACTTTTATCAGCAATATGTAGAACTTGCGGCACGTATGTTTGGCGGCTATATTAACTATACTTGGAATCCAGTGACCAAAAAACTACAGCTAATACGTGATCCAAAAGGCAATGATGAAGTGGTATTGTTGTGGACTTATAATCTACGTCCAGAAATTGTGTTGCTAAGTGATTTTCAAATCAGCCAATGGATACGTGATTACATGGTGGGTGCATCCAAATATATCATCGGTGAGGCACGTGAAAAGTTTGGAACCATTGCTGGACCACAAGGTGGCGGCACATTAAATGGTGCTCAAATGAAAGCAGAAGGCCAGGCCATGATGGATAGAGGCATAGAAGATCTCAAGCTCTACGTGGACGGATCACAGCCACTTACTTTTGTAATCGGCTAACCTACTGTAGACTATTATCTAAAATTCTGTTATACTTACAGTATGGCAGACATTATGATTGACATTGAAACTTGCGGCACAGGCCCAGAAGCCTGTATTCTCACCATTGCCGCACAGTGTTTTAATCCCCTTGAACGTGAGGATTTCACATCCATGCGAAGTTACTATGCCAGGGTTGATCCCGGTAGTCAACCTGACCGCAGGGTGCAGGATGATACTATTGCATGGTGGGCAACTCAACCACCCGAAGCACAAGAAGAAGCATTTGGTGAAGAGGGCAGAATTCCCTTGGAACAGGCACTTCAGGAACTTGCCAAACATATCTGGCATAGCCGACGTTTCTGGGCAAACGGCCCTACATTTGACGCCAACATCCTAGAGCATGCTTACAAGAGCTATAATATTGCTTTGCCCTGGCAGTTTTATGTTGTTCGTGATGCTCGTACTGTGTACAGTTTGTGTCCTGGACTTAACAAATATCCAGCAAGTCACCATGCACTAGAAGATTGTCGCAGGCAAATCTTGTTGTTATGGGATACTTTAGAGTATCTTAATGTCAAGGAGTTGGTATGATTATTGGGGTGTGTGGATTTATCGGTTCAGGTAAAGATACAGTAGCAGACTACTTGATGAATGTGCATGAGTTTAGGCGCGACAGTTTTGCAAGTACTCTTAAAGATGCCGTGAGCCTGGTGTTTGGGTGGGATCGTACCTTGATTGAGGGGCGTACCAAACAGAGTCGCGAGTGGCGCGAGCAAGTTGATCCTTGGTGGGCAGAACGATTAAACATGCCCAATCTAACCCCAAGATGGATTCTACAATACTGGGGCACCAATATCCTACGTAACCATTTTCATGATGATCTTTGGATCGCCAGCTTGGAAAACAAACTGCGTAATAGCCAAGACAATGTGGTCATCAGCGACTGTAGATTCCCTAACGAAATTCGGGGAATCCAACAAAGTGGCGGCTATGTGATTCGTGTTGCTAGGGGAGAAGAACCCTGGTGGTACAATATTGCAGTAAAAGCAAATCAAGGCAACATGGATGCACAGGCTGTGTTAGATTCCCATAATATTCATGCCAGCGAAACATCATGGGTTGATACTGAGTTTGATTATGTGCTAGATAACAACAGCACCCTTGAAGACTTGTTTACACAGATCAATAATCTGGTTCAAGATCTCCACGACGCCAAGTAAGATCTAATCGTGTGATCTCTTGCATACAATTTAAACACACTGTTTTGAGATTTATCAACTCACAACTGTTGAGATTTCCATCTACATGAAACACTGTTAATTGACTATGGTGTCTTGCTTTAAACCCACATCGATCACATGTGGGTTTTTTCTTGTATCCAGCAATTTTCCATCTTGGGACTTGTGCTTTTAGTTTGCGTCCTTTACGAAGGCAAATGTTACATTGGGATCTATAATAAATTCGGTCATACTTGTGATAGGCCACTGCACGTGGATTGGATTTGCATACGTCACATAAGGGTCTCATACTGATATTTATCATCAAAACCTATATATAGGCATCGCAACTCCGTGTTATTTCACCGGGTTCGGTAAATATTAGTAACATTATTTTATGAGGATGCAAATATGGCACTAGTATCTCCCGGCGTAGAAGTCACCATCATTGATGAGTCAAACTACATTCCAGCCTCTACCAACTCGGTACCCTACATTCTGTTAGCCACAGCGCAGAATAAAATTTCCGGTACTGGTACCGGCGTTGCAGCCGGCACCCTGGCTGTTAATGCAGGTAAAGTTTATCTTGTAACAAGCCAACGAGATTTGGCATCTACATTTGGTAACCCGTTCTTTTACAAGACATCTGCGGGTACACCAATCAATGGTTACGAGCTTAACGAATACGGTTTGTTGGCAGCGTTCTCTGTTTTGGGCATTTCCAACAGAGCATACATCCAACGTGCTGACATTGATTTAGCTGAACTCACAGCCAGTTTAACACGTCCTTTGGGTTCGCCCACTGACGGCACTTATTGGCTAGACACTTCTACTACTTCTTGGGGTGTGTTCCAGTGGAACGCTACTACAGCGGCATTTACTGCACAGACTCCCATTGTAATTACCAGCACCACACAACTCACATCTGGCGCTCCTAGCACCAGCGTGGGTAGTATTGGTGATTATGCTGTGGTTGCTACAAATGCCAACAACCCCATCTATTACAAAAATTCTAGCAACGTTTGGGTCTTGGTGGGATCTGATGCTTGGAAATTGTCTTGGCCCACAGTGCAAGGCACAGTATCTGCAACAAGTACATTACCTGCTGGTAGCATTGTTATTAACGGAACTACGGTTAGCGTTCCAGTATCACCCAACAATTATGTTACAAACTTAGCCTCCGCCATTGTTTCTGCATCAATTCCTGGTGTAACTGCCACAGCTGATTCTAGCAGTCGATTAAACATTTTTGTTGATAGCGAAGGAACCAGCGATGGATCCACTGCTGATGGCGGCGTTGTGCAAATTGGTACAGATAGCACCAGTGCATTGCTAACAGCATTGGGCATTACTGCTAATTCATACTACACTCCTCAGTTGCAACAGAGTCCTAACTACACTGTTCCACGTTGGGGTAGCACACAAACTCAACCACGTCCCACAGGTTCCGTGTGGAATATGTTGACTGCTGTGAATTCTGGTGCTAACATTGTTGTCAAAGAATATAGTTCTGTACTGGGTGCATTTGTAACACAAAGCGCACCTATCTATGAAAATGATCAAAGCGCCAACAAAGCACTTGACCCAGCTGGTGGTGGCAAAAACATTGCAGCTGGTGCATTATATGTTCAGTACAATACTGATCCTGAATTAAATGGACTAGCTGAATACAACAACACTGGAACATTCAAAGTTTACGAACGTGCTGTTGCAGGCGCCACAGTTATTACTGGTGCAAACACTAACCCGGTGTTTATTAATGGAAACAGATTTACCATTTCTGCAAGTGTAGCTAATAGCACTACGTTGACAACTCCTGTGTCTGCCACTATCAATGGCACAACAGCCGCTAATTTTGTAACAGCAGTATCGCTAGCCGCAGTTCCTAATGTATCAGCATCAGTTGATAGTGATGGCGCAATTGTGTTTACACACGCTCTAGGTGGATTGATTGTGCTTGACGAAACAATAGGTACTCCAATTACTGGCACAACTGCCTGCTATATCACAAATGCCATCACTGGCGTAACAAACGGTACTGGCACACAAACTGGTTCATTGTTGTTGAGCAACTGGGTTCCATTAACATACACAGCAGCCGCAAGTGCACCAAGCCTTGATCCTGTAGACGGACGTTTATGGTACTACTCGGCCACAAACCAAGCTGATATCATGATACAAAGCGATGGCGCCTGGGCTGGATACAAAACAGTAGACTTGGATATCCGTGGTTATGATCTAACTCAAACTGACCCAGCTGGTCCTCAAATTTCAGCCACAGCACCATTGCTACAAAGTGATGATACTGATTTGGTCTACGGTGACTTGTGGATTGACACCAGCAATCTTGAACTATACCCTATTATCAAACGTTGGGAATTGGTTGATGGCGTAAGTCAGTGGGTGACTATTTCCAACATTGATCAAACAACATCAAATGGTGTATTGTTTGCCGATGCTCGTTGGGCGTCAAATGGTACAACCGACCCAATTACTGATAACTTTCCAACAATCACTAGTTTACTGACCAGTAGCTACACTGACTTAGACGCACCAGATCCTGGCCTATATCCTGAAGGCATGTTGCTGTGGAACACTCGTCGTAGTGGTTTCAACGTAAAGAGCTTCCAAGTTGACTATTTCAACGGCACAGACTTCTCAGTTGATTCATACAGCAACGCCACAACATACTCTGTGAACAATTTGGTGTTGTACGAAGGTATTATCTACATTGCTATTGCTGCCGGCACTGCCCACTTGCCAACAAACACTGCGTACTGGAGTGTGTTGGAAACCAATGCCTGGGTAACTGCTGCCGGCAACCGTGCTGATGGTTCACCATACATGGGTCGCTTGTCGCAACGTCAACTTATTGTTGCCGCACTGAAATCAGCAATTGACACATCAGAAACACTGAGAGAAGAGCAAAACGAGTTCAATTTGATTGCTTGCCCTCAATATCCTGAGTTGATCACTAACATGGTGGCACTCAACAACGAACGAAACAACACTGCATTTATTATTGGTGATACTCCAATGCGTTTGAACCCAACTGGTACTGATGTTGTTGCCTGGGCAACCAACGCCAGCGGTCTAGGATTTGCAACAGGCGATGGATTGACATTGAGTGACCCATACGTGGGCGTGTTCTATCCAAGCTGCCAAACGACTGATTTGTCCGGTTCAGTGGTGGTACAACCACCAAGCCACATGATGTTGCGCACTATTGTTCGAAGTGACGAAGTTGCGTATCCTTGGTTAGCCCCAGCTGGTGTGCGCCGCGGTGTTATTGATAACGCTATTTCAATTGGTTACATCAATGCACAAACAGGCGAGTTTAATACTATTGCTACTGGGCAAGGCCTACGTGATGTGTTGTACACTAACAAGATCAACCCAATTACGTTTATTCCTGGTGTTGGTATCACTAACTATGGTAATAAAACTGAGTCTGCGGTTTCTAGCTCGTTGGATCGTATCAACGTGGCACGTTTGGTTGCTTATATCCGTGCAAGACTTGAACAAATTGGTAGCACATTTATATTTGAACCCAACGACCAGATTACTCGCAATCAGTTCACCAATGCTGTTGATGGACTAATGTTAGATTTGGTTGCTAAACGTGGTATCTATGATTACTTGATTGTGTGTGATTTAAGCAACAACACTCCGGCTCGTATCGATAGAAATGAACTATACATGGACATTGCTATTGAGCCTGTGAAAGCTGTTGAATTCATCTACATACCAGTACGTCTCAAGAACACTGGTGAGATTGCTTCAGGGCAAGTTGCTACATCAGCTGGTGTTTGATCGAGCATAAATAACGTATATAGGAGATAACACATGGCTGTTTCATCATTAACAAGAATGACAGTGCCCTTGGCAAGCGATCAGAGCTCGTCAACTCAAGGGTTGCTAATGCCAAAACTCAAATATCGCTTTCGAGTGATGTTTGAGAATTTTGGAGCTCAAGGCGCTACCCCAACAACTGAACTTACCAAACAAGTGATTGACTTTACTCGTCCATCAGTAACATTTGATGAGATTCCAATTGAAATTTACAACAGCCGCATGTATTTGGCTGGTAAGCATACTTGGGACATGCTTACTGTTAACTTGCGTGACGATGCTTCTGGTGAAGTTGCACGTTTGGTTGGTCAACAATTGCAAAAGCAGTTGGACTTCTCTGAACAAGCAAGTGCTGCCGCTGGTATTGATTACAAGTTCTTGACTAAATTAGAAATACTTGACGGTGGTAACGGCGCATCTGAGCCTGTTATTTTAGAGACTTGGGAATGTTATGGTTGCTACTTAAATCAGGTCAACTACAATGATTTGAACTATGGTTCTAGCGAAGCAGTGACAATTACCATGCAAGTACGTTTTGACAACGCAGTGCAGACTCCCTTGGGTTCTGGCGTTGGTGCACAAGTGGCACGTTTGGCTGGATCTATTGTTTCTGGTGTTGGTACTGCAGGAACTTAATTAACCCATGGCCTTCGGACAAGATTTCCTCAAGTCCTTCTTTGGCAATGATTATGTGCGTGATTACACTCACGCCAGCAAGATATTTAGAACCAACGGTTATGCAAATAGCCCAAGGTTCAAATATCTTTTTCATGTCTACTTCAATCTTAACACCGCACAACTGCCACAGTTAAGAAATATTTTTTCTACTCCTGACGTTTCCACAATTGGGTTGCTGGTCAAAACTATTGATTTGCCCAAGTACAAGTTTGATGTTGAAACACTAAATCAATACAATCGTAAACGTCTAATACAGAAAAAAATAAACTACGATCCAATCAGTGTGAGATTCCACGATGATGGCGGTGATTTAATTCGCACAATGTGGTACAACTATTATTCGTATTACTACAAAGATCCCAGTCAAAAATATGATGGTGTGACCAACACCAATGGTTCAATTGGCTTGTTGCAAACACAAACCAACGGATTTGATTACAACCAACGAGACATTTACAGCAACCAGCGTATTGCCAATGTCAATGACTGGGGCTACATAGGTGAAGCCTATTCTGACGGAACCAATTCTGCAGGCGGTAAGCCAGCTTTCTTCAAAGACATTACCATATATGGGTTTGATCAGCATGCTTGGAATAGTTACGTATTGATTAACCCCATGATCAACGAGTGGAGTCATGACACATACGATTACAGTCAAGGCAATGGTGTTATGGAAAATTCCATGACCGTGAGTTATGAAACAGTGAAATATTATTCTGGTGCAATTGGGTCAACTCCAAACACCAGTGTAAAAGGGTTTGCACAAAACGACAATTACGATCAACAAAAAAGTCCATTGAGTCGCCCGGGTGGTTCACGAAGCGTGTTGGGTCAAGGCGGCTTGATAGATACTGGATTGGGCATAATTGGAGACTTAGAAAGCGGCAGCGTGGCTGGTGTCATAGGCGCAGTACAAAAAGCTGGCACAGCATACAACACCTTCAAGGGCCAAAACTTAAAATCTATTGTCAAGAACGAAGCCATTGGCACAGTACAAGGTGTATTGAGATCTACCATTAGTGGCACACCCGGTGGACTTGACACAACCGGCATACGTAATGTTTTGAATCGTCCTATATTTCCAACACCGCCCAAAGGTTAATACATGAGCACAGTTAACGCAGCCAATAACAAGTTAGATCAAACAGTGAGAGTATTTGATCAATTTTATGAATTTGAAATGTCAGTTCCTGCCATGGAATATGATATTGTCAACAGCTTTTTTAAAACAGTTTTTAAAACAGTTGAAGCCGCACAGAATTTCACAACAGCTTTGTTTCGTGTATCGGACCAAACTGGTGTACCAGTACTGACGATCTTGGATCAAATCCAAGACCAAGACCAACTTCAACTCACTGCCACGCTGGCATACTATCTCAATGGTATACGTAGTCCCAGCACACTGTTGGGTGTAAATTCTGTGCTAACACCCAACTACTTTACAGCCCGCAATGTTCTTCCATGACAAACTTTGCACAGGGTGTATTTGTTCCCACTAATCCTAAAAAGTATGTAGGCAAAGGCAACCCACGATATCGATCAGGGTGGGAGTGGAGTTTTTTTCAATTTTGCGATCAAAATGACGCTGTGCTAGAGTGGGCCAGTGAAGCTATAGCTATTAAGTATAGACATCCGTTTACCGGCAAAGTCACAAACTATATCCCTGACGTGTTCATGCGTTACAGAACCAAGAACAACAAAATCTGCACTGAAATAGTTGAAATCAAGCCACGCAAACAAAGCATGATTGAAGGCAAGATGAGCGAGCGGGATCGAATGGTGGTGGCTATAAACCACGCCAAGTGGGCCGCTGCGCAGGCCTGGTGCAAACAAGCCAACATAGTTTTTAGAGTTTTAAACGAAGACTCTTTGTTCCGCAATGGTGGCAAAAAGCGGTAAATACCGCATGGCGCTTGCAAACAACCGAAACTTAGAAGAACTGTTTGATCTACCAAAATCAAACACACCTGAATCTGATGATCTAGAGGACACTGATGTCACTCGGCGTGATTCAGATTTGACCTCCACCTTGCCCACACTTCCCGAAAGTCTTGCTACACTAGACAAAATTGAGCAGGCATTGCCGGCTGTGCGTGATCTTGAAGCATCAGATTTAGAGATGGATGCACTGGCAACCAAGGCAACTGAAAGCTTTGACAATCTCATGGACCTGGGCATGCAGGTCGATAGTCGCTATGCCAGTGAAATATTTGCAGTGGCTGGTGCAATGTTGGGGCATGCTATCACTGCCAAAACGGCCAAGCTCAATAAAAAGCTCAAGATAATTGACCTACAACTTAAAAAAGCCAAACTAGATCAATCAGCACCCGGTGAAGAAGCTGACGTGACCACTGGTCAAGGACGTGTGTTGGATCGTAACGAACTGTTACGAGCCTTGGTATCACGTGATACAGAAAAACCCAACACCGATAAATAACATATAGGATTTCACGAATGAAAACATTTGCACAATATTTGACCGAAAGCGCACAAACCTTTGATTATCGAATCAAAATTGTAGGTGATGTGCCTGCTGAGCTTGTTAAACAACTCAAAGATCAACTCAAAAAGTTTGATCCAACCTCAATTGGTGAAGTTAAATCAACACCAATCATGAGTAGACACATGGACTTTCCCAACTTCCCCAATGAGTCTGTAAACATGATGGATGTATCATTCCGCTATCCAGCAACTCCTCCACAAATTCAGCAGATTGCTAGATTGCTGGGCCTTGATGAAAATCGCATTTGCATTGTGCAACAGGCCTGGGCCAACGGCATGGACAAAGAGTTACTGGGTATTGAAGAACAAAACACAGACTTGCTCAACAGTCCTTACCCTGACGACAGCAAAGAACAAAAAGATCTCAAGAAAGATTATGCCGCTGTTGGTGTTAACAAGCAAGTGGTCAAGAATTCTGCACAAGATGCAACCTGGACAGTGGCCGGAGGCAAAACTCCGCCTGCTGAAACAACAAACGACTTGCCAATGGGAGTAAAAAGCCCCATGACAACAATCAAGCGTCCCGCAAAGCCAGCAACCGGCTTCAGAAAATAAGGAAAACAACATGACATTTTTTTACGACTTAAACAAAAAGCTGGACGAGATCCGCGCTACTCCAGAACTCACACATACTCAACTCAACGAGCGTGACATGAGCCGTGCTGCCAAGGGCTATGAAAAGTATGGCAAAGAAGGCATGCAAGCCTTGGCCAAGGCTGGTCGTGAAGGCAAGGCATTGGATCCTGTTCGCAACAAGTTTGACAAGTATGACAACACAGAAGTAGACGAAGGCATCTATCAAGGCGGCCCTGACAAGAGTCAAATCCCTGCTGTGAATCGTCCTGGCAACAAACTGACCACAGCAGATTTAGAAAAAGAACGCACACAAAGTCCTACCAGCGCCGAAGGCATGCGAGCCCTGCAAGACAAACTTAGCAAAATTAATCCCATGGATGAAACTGACATGGAAGAAGGCAATAGATTTAGCAAAGCAGTAGTTGATGCCAAAGCCGACGGTATCCAACCTGGCGAGAAAATCAACGTTGGCGGAAAAGAATATCCAGTCAAAGAAGCCGCAGGCGCAGTTGATTTTGACAAAGTACTAGATGCTATTGCCGCAATGTATGGCGATGACATGTGGCAAAATGATGCCATGCAGGATCTAGCCAATGATCTTGCACAGGCTGGACCAACTGATCGCGAACTAGATTTTATCATTGCCAACGGTCGGTTACCAAAGCGTCTGGCTAACACACAATTCTCAGCAGGTGACAATGTTCAATTTGGCGAAGCTGGGTTGCCCATGGTCAAAGGACCTGACGGCAAAATGGTACCTAAATTTGCTGCGGACGGCGAAGGTCCTAACGATTTAAAAAAGTCATTTGCTGACAAAATTGCTGGCGCCAAACAAGAAGTTGATGAAATGCTAGGCGACGTGGCCGCTGAAGCAATGAAGTCTGCAATTGGTAAAATGAAAATGACCGACGAAGGCAATGACTTCACAGGTGCTCGGTTGGCTGCTATTCGTGCAGGCAAACCCACATTCAAAGTTGGTGGAAAAACTTATCGTGTGAGTGGTGACACCAGCGATGAAAAAGCCATGGTTGAAGCTGATAAAGAAGACCTCAGTCCATTCACAAACTACAAGAAGTCACGTGCAGACCGACCCAAAGTTGGCAGTACCGAGCATGGTGCATTGCATGACATTGAGCATACTGCAACTGGTCGCAAAGTAACACGTAGAGTTGATCCCAACACAGGTCATTCAGTTGGCGCAGATGATGACACACCAGGCGAGAAGCGTGGTCGTGGTCGCCCAGGTGGTAAAGGTGCAGGCAAAAGCATTGGTGCTAAAGGCCCGAGCGGCAAATCCAAGCTGATGACTCGTGAAGGACCAGATGATATTCAAGATCAAGGCGAGTACGACCAAGAAGGCGATATGGCCAAAGACGATATCAAAACCATTATGCGTCATGCACAGGCCTTGAGCAAAGTGCTAGGCGACAACGACAACTTGCCAGAGTGGGTGCAATCAAAGTTGGCCAAGATTGAAGGCATGATGATTTCCATTGATGAATACATGCAGAATCAAGAAGGTGACAACAGTGAAGAAGAACCCATTGCTGAAAAAGCAGTGAGCAAACAACAACAAAAATTCATGGGCATGGCACATGCCATGCAAAAAGGTGAAAAGATCAAGGGCGCCAGCAAAGAACTGAAAAAAGTTGCCAAGACCATGAAGCCAAAAGATGCCGAAGACTTTGCTAGTACAAAACACAAAGGCTTGCCAAATAAAGTTAAAGAAGAGTCCACAAACAAAGAAGACCAAAAGGCTGAACGGGCTGGTAAGCGAGTCGCTAACAATATCGAGCATGACGAAGGTCACAAAGGCCGGGATGACAATCGTGCCGAAAAAGCCGGTAAGAAAGTCACAAAAGATATCGAGTACGATGACAAAAAAGATCGTAAAGAAAAGAAAAAAGACGAAGTTGAAGAAAACACAGTAGCCGGAAGTGTAGCACCTGCCATGGGTGGTAAAGCAAGCAAAGGCTCAGGTGGTATGACTTTTGGCAAAGGCGTTTATGAAGGCGCAATTGCCGAAAGCTTCAACTCCAAACTCAACGCTATCCTTAACGAAGGCATGAGTGTTAACATGAGTGCTGACCAAGATGGTAAGAAGAGTCTTACTGTCACAGCCACTGATGATGATGCAGTCAAACTAAGCCAGTTGTTGAACTTGGCTGGTATTGGTGGTCAAAATCAAGGCTATGGTGAAGTATGCCCTAATTGCGGATCAAGTGATTGCGGATGCGATCATGTTGAAGAAGATCTAGCCAACTCAGCTGACAACACTGTGTACGCTGACACTGACTACATGGTGAATGGTATCACTGCTGGATTAAACGGACGTAAAACTGATCAAAGCACATTGCCAGTCCCAAATCGAGACCCACGCAGAACCATTGGTTCTGTAGATGAAAGTAATGACGTTGTTGAATTGTACAAGCGAATTTCATAATGAAAAGCTTTCGCGATTATCTTGATGAAACAATACGCCGCTATGGCCCTGCTGGCAATTCGCCTGGCATGGGCTACACTTTTGAAGATGAGGGCGAAGGTCAATTGGTTGCCAAGACTCTAGAGCTAGAACCAACAGGTCCCACATCAGGTGTTATCGATGAAGGTCAAATGAGTGAAGCTGATATTCTTATTCAAGACATCGTCAACGGCACAGCGGATGTGTACAACATCATGACACAACCCAAAACTTCAGTGGAGAGATATGTGTCACAAATTCTCAACAACATGTATGATACTGCCGCAATTGATCATGGGTTACATCCAGATGATAAGTTTGAAGAAATTTTAGAAATTGTAGTTGATCGCCTTGCAGATGAATATGGACATGACAAAGAGTTGTCCGAGTCTTCCCAAGAATTATACCGCGTACTAGAATTAGCAAACGTTAATAAAGGAAAACAATAAAATGGCAAATGTCTACTCATCTCTTGGTAACACAACTGTTTACACAGATAAGTTACAAATCTCCACAGCAGCCAATGCAGTGACGTATAACACGTATGCAGTGGCCATAAACGGAGCATCGGCGGCAGGGAATGTTTTTTCAACACCTATTAGTATTCCTCCAAACACAGTGTTTGAAGTGTACTGCGGAGCCGGCAACAAAGTCACAGTAACAGGCACACCTTTTACAGCATTGGAATTGGGCACAGCTACATCAGCCAAATACTCAGTACAAGATACTGGCGGCACATTGCCCTTCTAAAGTAACACATGCGAGCACGTGAATTCATTGCGGAAAGAGACGGTACCATTGGCAAACGCAGACAAGCTGCCACTGTGGGCCTTGATGTGTTTGGCGACGCAGAACGACAAAACAGCGACTACACTCTTAACCGCGTGATGATGGCAGTGGCCATGGCCGACGGCACAAACAAACCTATTGACATGGATGCCAAAAGCTGGCTTGGCAAAAAACGTTCTGCACATCCTTATACCAAGGTTGAACAAAACATGCTGAAACAGGCTTTCAAAGCCGCAGGTGCCAACTGGAAAGATTTAAACAACGGCGACATGGACTCGGAAGAACATCCTGCTGTGAATACCACAAGCCCTGTTGTGAGTTTCAAAGGGTACCCCCGATGAGAGCACGTGAGTTTGTTGCAGAACAAAGGAATTTGCCACCTGAATCAGCAGAGCCCATGCGTTATACCTATGTGATACCAGGACTCAGTGCTTCAGACCCTTATAAAAATTATAGATTTGGTGTGGCCATGGCACGTGCTCGTAGTGATCAAACGCCAGATGACATCAACCCTTATCGTCCCGAGTGGACAGCAGAAACACCATTTGGTGAGCACGGAGTAGTAGCAGGCATGAATGGTGCAGTAAACAGCACCATAGATGCCGCATTAAAAATGACCAAAACGCCAGGCGGTAAACGACTAGTGAGCACAGCTGATAGCACAGAGCCTGGCTTTGTAGACACAAAAAGTCCTGTAAAAGCATTTGCTGGCTACCCGCGTTAACTTTAATTTATAATTATGAAAAAACTACTTGTACTCTTGCTGATCGTACCTGTGCTGACCATGGCACAGCCCAAACAACGTCCTGGTGTGCTATATGACGCTGTGATCACCAGAGTCATAGACGGCGACACAGTAGGCATTTCCACCCCTTGGTTACCAGCTCCTTTGAAACCAGAACTCAGTGTTCGTGTATACGGTGTGGACACTCCTGAAAAAGGCTTCCGTGCGCAGTGTGCCAGTGAAGCACAGCGTGGAGAGGCCGCCACCGCCTTTACCAAGCAGGCTATTGCCAACAGCCAAAAGCGACAGGTTGTGATCATGGACTGGGACAAGTATGGCGGCCGTGTGCTAGGCGATGTCATACTCAACGGTGTTAGTCTACGCCAACAGTTGATTGCCAATGGATTTGCACGTGAATATTACGGCGACGCCAAAACATCCTGGTGCAATTGATAGTCATGGTCTGCCTGACAGATTAAATATGGCATGCCCTCAGTTAACGAACCAGCCTTAGTCAAATCGCCTTATTCCCGGGCCATGTATACCGACGAGCAAATTCGAGAATTTGCTTTTTGTGCAGACCCCAATGATGGTCCCATGTATTTCCTGGACCATTTTTTTTATATACAGCATCCCACACGTGGTAGAATGGTGTATCATCCTTTTGAATACCAGCGTAGGCTAATTAATACCTACCACCAAAATCGATTCTCAATCTCCATGATGCCCCGACAAACTGGTAAGTCCACCAGTGCCGCTGGTTACCTATTGTGGTATGCTATGTTTGTGCCAGATTCAACAATTTTAGTTGCCGCACACAAGTACACAGGTTCACAAGAGATCATGCAACGTATTCGCTATGCTTATGAATCAGTTCCGGATCACATACGTGCAGGTGTCACCAGTTACAACAAAGGTAACTTGGACTTTGACAATGGCAGTCGTATTGTGAGTGCAACAACTACAGAAAATACCGGTCGTGGCATGAGTATATCACTGTTATACGCAGACGAGTTTGCATTTGTGCGACCCACAATTGCCACAGAGTTTTGGACTTCTATCAGCCCCACACTGGCCACAGGCGGTAAGGCAATCATTACAAGTACCCCCAACTCAGACGAAGACCAGTTTGCCCTGCTGTGGAAAGGTGCCAATCGTTGTGAAGATGAATTTGGCAATCCCACCAATGTTGGTGTAAACGGATTCAAAGCCTATCGCAGTTTCTGGAACGAGCACCCAGACCGAGATGAAAGCTGGGCCAAGCAACAACGTGCCGCACTGGGTGTGGATCGTTTCCGTCGAGAGATGGATTGCGAATTCATTATCAATGATGAAACACTAATTGCCCCGGCTAAACTGTTTGACCTACAAGGTATAGATCCCTTGTACAAAACAGGTGAAGTACGCTGGTACAAAAAACCCGAACGTGATCGTATCTATGTTGTGGCACTGGATCCCAGCCTAGGCACAGGCGGTGATCCGTCTGCTATACAAGTGTTTGAAGCCAACACTACAGAACAAATAGCCGAGTGGCGCCACAACAAAAGCGACATCCCCACACAGGTTCGCACCTTAACGGATATCATACGACATATCAACGAAGTAGTTCGTGATGCAAAGAGCATTTATTTTTCAGTGGAAAACAACACCATAGGCGAGGCCGCACTAATTTCCATTACAGAATATGGTGAAGAAAACATTGAAGGTTACTTTTTAAGCGAGCCCGGTGGTGGCGGCGGTCGTAGATTCCGTAAAGGATTTAATACATCAAACAAGCCCAAACTGGCTGCCTGTGCCAAAATCAAACACCTGATCGAAAGCAACAGAATGAAGATCAACAGTCGCAGTTTGGTTAGTGAACTCAAGAACTTTGTGGCTTCGGGCGCTGGGTATGCTGCCAAAGTGGGCGAAACTGACGATCTTGTGATGTCATCATTGCTGGCTGTGCGTATGCTACAGGTGTTACAAAGTTATCACTCAGACCTAGATACTCAAATGAGAGATCACTCGGACAGTTTCATTGAGCCATTGCCCTTTGTTATGACTATGTAAGATAAATAAAACATATGGATAATAACGCCGCTAACTCTCTTTATAACCTTTTGGTTACCCGTAATTTTGAGCCCAAAGCTACAAAAAACGGTGAAGCTCCTACCAATAGCCAAGGCAAAGAAGACATTTCTGCTGCCAACATGTTTTCTTTTGATTACAAAACATCAAACAAAAACTACGGAACTGTGGTTATATTGTTGGGCGATAAAAACAACATGATTGTGTTTTATGGTGACAATGTAGGTCGTGCCATGGAAGGTACCGACAAGCAGGAATGGTACCAATTTTTAGAACAGCTCAAACATTTTGCCATGCGCAATATGTTAAAATTTGAACTGGACAATATCAGCAAACTCAAATACACCATGCAAGGTATGGCAGCCATCAAAGAAGGGTTATTTGAGGGCTATTACGGCAAAAAAAATATCAGTTACAGCGACCAGCCCAAACAGGTTCGACTGATGATCAAACACAGTCGCGACATCAAAGAAGGTGAAGCACGTTATCGTGCAATTGAAAGTTTGTTTGTGGAAACAGCCGACGGAGAAAGATTCCGAGTACCCAGTCGCAGTCTCATGCATGGTCGCATGATTGCACGCCATTGTGCCGAAGGCGGAACACCTTATGATGCGTTTGGCAACTACATCAACGAGATTGTGAGCGAGATGGCCACAATGGCTAGATTCATTCGAGCTGCCAAACACAAGCCTTTTACAGGTGAAGCCGCTGAATTAGTTGAGGCTGCTGTGCGTCACTACAGTGATCTCAAGGCCAAAGCAAAACAAATGATCAGCCAACGTGGTTATCATGAAGCCCGAGAATCATTTGATCCTGCTGAAATTACCAACAGCAGTGAAGTAGCTGAATCTATTAGAACTATGTTTATAGAACAAACACTAGATTCACGTATTGAAGAAGCATTACCTATACTAGCAAAATTAAAGGAAACTCCCATGCGCGAAGCAGACGAATTTGAATCATGGTCCAACCGGGTCATGGAAGGTACATGGGCCTTGCCCGACACTCCTGAAACTGAACGTCAACTAAAAGACCTGATGAGCAAGCCACTAATTGTTGGTGCTGATGCCACAAATGCTACAGAACAACTGTATGATCTTGTTGGTGATGACATCTTGTTTGATCGACTGGGTGACCTAGCTGAGCGTGACCCCAATGCCAATTGCTGGGAAGATCCTGGTGTTATCAATCGACTGGGTGAGCTTGGAATTGACATCAATGCCACAGTAGGCCCCGATGCTAACAAGCAAGGCATGGCGGAAGGCCACGAAGACAGCGCAGTAGCCAGTGCCCTTACCCGTCGCATCATGAGCCAACGTTTAGACTTGCTAAAGAAGTATGGTCCAGTAAAAGTTACACAAGCAATCGATTCTGCCGCTGAATTTTTTGGTGACGTAGAAGAAATTGGCTCAAGTGATATGCATGCCTACATGCAATATGTTGAAAAAGAACTCGGCGGTATGGGTGAGCAAGGTTTGTCAGAAGGAACCAGACAAGGTATCATGCTCAACGGTAAAGAAGTTGACATGCGTAGCTTAGAAATTGAAAACGTTGATTCTAGAGACTATCCAGATTTTAGTGATGCATATATTGGCCGTGCTTCATTTACTGACGGAACAGACCTAAGTGATCAAGAAATGGACCAACTAAACGACGAGCATGGCGATCTTGTACATGAGTTGGCCTACAACAGTTTGCATGAATCAGATCTTGGTGAGGACCTTGACACCGATGGTGTAATGATGACCAAACCATCAAACATGTCAAGTGAGTCTGCTACATTGGATCTTGAAAGATTGAAACGTCTTGCATTGATGTAAACATGAACATTGCAGTGCTGACATTCCCTGGGCACATATTTCAGACTACACTGACAATCAATTCCATAGTAAAGTTGTATCAACCAGAGCAAATACATGTTCTGGTTGATGATATTGCTGCCAGGACCTGGACCACTTATGTTGAAGATTTAAAATCTTGGTTGCGCAGTTGTTTTCCCACTGTACAACTAGAATACACAACATATTCTCAAATAGATTTTCAAGACTGTGCCAGTGGATGGTGGCGTGCTCAATTAATTAAATTACATGTGGATACATTGTTATCGGGCAACAAATGGTTGCTGGTTGATGGCGATATTATTTTTGAAAAAATAGCCAACTTAGATGGTGTTACACCCTACACATCTAGAACTCCTGGACTATCTTCGCCAGTTGCAGTGCTACATTCAAACTACGTGAAAAATCTCTTGGGCATTGCTCAAGGGCATCTTGAAGTACATGGCAAATATGTTGCCACAAGCCCTGTGCCATTTCGTGTGGTAGATCACGCACTGCTACAAGGCATACGAAACAGAGCCGAAGCTCAACACCAACAGAATTTTCTTAAATTACACTTGCAATGGTTTAGAGATCAAAGTATAATTGCATTTGAAGATCCACCACAGCGCATGATCATGAGTGAATGGGAATTGATAGAATGTTATCGTCACTATGTCACACATGAACCGTGCAAGTTTATGGATCTTGGCTCAGGCTACAGCATTAACATGGACATTACGTCTTTCATGGACCCAGTGTTGTATAAACATTCTTACAAACGTGATATACAGGTAGGCAAGACATGGTTTGATCAAGAATTTCAACCCATACCTCAACAGTTGTGGGATCAAGCTGAACACTGGACCAACAGGTACGAAAACCATCAACAATGAAAAGATTATTTACTTTTGGATGTAGCTTTACGCAATACTGGCGCTGGCCCACCTGGGCAGACGCCCTGGGTCGCGAATACTCTCACTACGAAAACTGGGGCGTGTGCGGTGCAGGAAACAGTTTAATTTTTAACAGCCTGATAGAATGTTATCAGCGCAATCATATCACGGCCGATGATGACGTTTACATCATGTGGACCAATACCAGCAGAGAAGATAGGTATGTTGGCAAGCGTTGGTTGGCACAGGGAAACATATACTGGTCAAGTGGCAATGACCTACCAATTGAATATGTCAAATATTTCACATGCGAACGTGGATATCTTATTCGAGATCTAGCAACAATCACGGCAGCACGCCATTTGCTAGAGCACTGGGGCTGTAAGTGGAAATTCATGAGCATGGTGCCACTAAACAAAACCAATCTCAGCAACGAACTAGGATCAAACCCCAATGATGTATTAACCAATGATCTTGACGTGCAAGACATATATCAACACACGCTGGCAAGCATAGCACCTAGCATTTACTCCACGCTGTTCAAAAACGACTGGAGCAGTAGGCCTGGATTACCTGATGCAAATGACGTCAGTCGTAGAGACTTTCATCCCACTCCACTGGAACATTTGGAATATTTTAATTTGACATGCCCGGGACAAATAACCAGACAGGACACACCTGAGTGGATGGCCCAGTGCGAACAACAGGCAAAAACAAACAGTTTAAAATGGGGAACACACCATACCCCTGAAGTAAGGTTATGACATGTTGACATTTAAACCCAATGGCGCTCGAGGAATCACAGTGTACTACGACAGCTGGATGGAAGGCGGTGGTACCTGGTTTGGTCAAGAATACATAGACATTGTTCGTGAACGCTATCCCAATCGACAATTTAAAAAATGTTATGAGTGGTGTTCTGGTCCAGGATTCATAGGATTTGGGTTACTGGATCATGAACTATGTGAAAATCTTTGCTTGTCGGACATCTACGAATCCGCAATAGATCGAGTGTTAAATCACACAGCAAAGGATCATGTTAATCAGTGCGAACATCAGATATCAGCCTACGCCACTGGAACATTGCACACCTTACCTGACCATGAACAATTTGATTTGGTCGTGGCCAATCCCCCACATTTCTTAACCTGCCCCGGTGATGAGAATATGCAACGTATCAAAGTTGATGGTGGTTGGGCGGCGCATAGAGATTTCTTTCGATACATTGCACAACACCTATTGCCAGATGGTGTGATTTTGCTACAGGAGAACCAAGCCGGTAGCATTGGTGGTGTGGCTGAGTTTGAACAAATGATTGCTGCCAGTGGCCTTGTTGTTACGGACTCTTTCCGCAGTCCAAAATTTTATGAAGTTGACGGTCACACCCAAATTTACTACATTGAAATAAAAAAGGCACAATAGGTCGACAATTAATTCAAATGTCGTTGACAATGCTAAATACATCGTGTACACTACAACAAGTGTACGCAACAGGCATATACTAGGCATTTAGTAAAACATTCATAGGCAACGAAAGGTAACACACTATGGCATCATTAGCAGAAATCCGCGCAAGACTCCAAGCAGCCGAGTCTAACAAAGGCGGGCAATCACAAGGCGGCGGCGACAAATCAATTTACCCACACTGGAACATGGACGAAGGCAAAGAAGCTGTAGTTCGATTCTTACCAGATGGTAATTCTAAAAACACATTTTTCTGGGTCGAACGAGCAATGATTCGACTGCCCTTTGCAGGCATCAAGGGAGAAATGGAATCCAAACAGGTCATGGTACAAGTGCCTTGCGTAGAGATGTGGGGCGACGCTTGTCCAATCTTGGCAGAAGTACGCACATGGTTCAAGGACAAAAGCCTTGAAGACATGGGTCGTAAGTACTGGAAGAAACGCAGTTACATTTTCCAAGGCTTTGTTCGTGAGAACGCTTTGAGCGATGACACAACTCCAGAAAACCCAATCCGACGTTTCATTATTGGTCCACAGTTGTTTACCTTGATCAAAGGTGCCCTGATGGATCCTGAACTGGAAGAATTGCCAACAGACTTGTTGCGTGGCTTGGACTTCCGCATTGCCAAGACCAGCAAAGGTGGATATGCTGACTACAACACTTCAAAGTGGGCACGTAAAGAGTCTGCACTGACCGAAGCCGAACAAGCCGCAATTGAAGCACATGGTTTGTTTGACTTGGCAACATTCTTGCCCAAGAAGCCCACAGACGTTGAGCTCCGGGTCATGAAAGAAATGTTTGAAGCAAGTGTAGATGGCAAGCCTTACGACACTGATCGTTGGGGGCAGTATTTCCGTCCAGCAGGCGTGGCAGCACCAGCAGGTTCTGCACCGGCCGCTAGCAATGCTAGCGCACCTGCCCCAGCGGCAGCACCCACAGCAGAAGATCCTCCATTTGATGTGGACGAAGCACCAGCAGCCACAGCACCTGTGGCAAAACCAGCAGGTTCTACACAAAAGGCCGAGGACATCTTGGCCATGATCCGATCAAGACAAAACAAGGCTTGATTAAATGGCCGGCCAAAATCTGTTTAGTATCTTGCATGATGCGGCCCGGCCTTTGTGTTTTGTTGGACACTCATCTCTATCCCAGGAGATAGTGTCTGACATCAAACATAATAGACTTTGTGTACAACACAGCCTTGAAGAACTTGAAACCAAACCCCGTGAATGGTTTGATCAATATCAGTTTATTGTACTTGCAAGTGACGTTGCCTTTAAACAACAGGCAGTGAACTTTTTACAACAGCAACAAGCACACTTCTTTTCCATAATTGGCAAGCACAATGTTGTGAACCCCGACACAGTTATAGGTCATGGCACATACATTTATAATTTTAATGACTTTTTGTTTAGAGGCAATCGCATAGGCGATCACTGTATTGTTGTGGCCTATTGCCATTTCTCTCACGGAGTTGTTATAGGCGACTATTCGCATATTAGTTCTTACACTTATTTATCCAGCTGTGAAATTGGTGCAGGATCAATTTTAGGCATACGTACAAGTATTATCGGATTCAACGGTAATAACGGTAAGGTATCTGTTGCCAATAACACTAACCTGATGTTGGGTTCGGTTGTGACCAAGGATTTACCAGATACCGGTACATATTTTGGAAACAGACGAATCAATGACAAATCCAGCTTACAGCAACGAATTCTTTAACATTGCACAGTTACGTGACACCATACGTGGTCACGCATTAAGTCATACAGTTTCTCAGCAAATGGTATTAGCCAACAAGCAACGCAATCTTTCAAATACATTGGCCGAGATATCATCTGAACAACATGCATGGTGGTTTGGCAATCATACAGTAAACACTATCCATGAACTTGAATCTTGTGATGCTGTTCCGGCATCCCGTGTGCAAGAGTTACAGGATACTGCACCACACGGCATTTTTGGCACAGGCGAACTCATGATGACCAGCAGTGGATCTACGGGACGCAGAAAAATTGTATCCTGTGACCTTGAACATTGGTTTAGATATTTTACTGGATGCAGTCGGCAACTGTTTGCAGCCGGAATAGACCACACTGATCGTGTGTTAACCACAGACCCTGGCATGATGCAAAGTGGATATCGTGCACTAGAAGACGCAGCCAAGTATGGCACAGGTGCACAGATAGTGATTGATCGCACAACCAGCATGACTCGAAAGCTAGAAATGATAGCAGAGCATGACGTAACTGTGTTGATTGCCAATCCCGTCAAGCTCATGCGCATGGCCAAGTTGCAACCTCACCGCTATTTAAAACGCCCGCTCAAGGCAATTATTTCCACAGGAATGCCGCTAGAAGACCCAGAAATTATCAAGTCTGCGTTCAAAACAGATAAATTGTATGATGTGTTTGGGAGTGTAGAGATTTCACAAATCTATTTTACTTGCCAACACGGGCACAGACATGTCAATGACGATCTACTGCATGTGGTAAACAAGCAAGGAAAGTCTCTTTATTCAAATGTTTGGTCTTTGCCAGTGTTTAACCTAGATTCAGGTGACTATTTAGAATACTCCTATAAAGGACAGTGTGACTGCGGCAGTTATTTGCCCACAGTTGATGTTTTTGTTTCTAAAAGTTATCTTGGCATAAACAAACAATAAATTAAATTAAATTAAATTGGAGAAATCATGGACTTATTTTATATAGCACTGGCTATCTTTATCGCACTGGTAGCAGGGATAACTGTTATAACAGAAAAACGTTACCGAACAGGTAATGTGGGATTTACACAAGCAGATCGAAACTTGAGTTTATGGGAACTAAGCGCCAGTGTCACTGCGTCTTGGACATTTATACTAGGCATGATCATGGTGGGGGTATTAACCTACACCAAGGGCACTGTGGGCATGTTTTGGTGGATTGCCCCGCCTACTATAGTAATGGTTTTGATGGCAGCACTATCTTACTATCTGTTAAAAAAGTTCCCACAAGGGTTTAGTATAGGCGAATTTGTACAACACCGATACAACAGCAAGGGTCTTACTGCCGTTTTTCAGATAGTCATGATGATTGGTGTTATCAATGCCATTGCTGGTAATCTTACCGGCTTTGGTATGGTTGCCGAATACATCAGTGGCACAAATGATTCCTATAACACAATCATAACTGTCATGGCATTAGTAACTATTGCTTATTCAATGTGGGGCGGGTTGAAAGTCAGCGTAAGAACAGATGTTTTGCAAACTGCGTTGATGTTGATCCCAGCTGTGGGCATGGCAACATGGGGTGCAATATCTTTAGGTGGCATTGGTCCAATATTTGATGCAGTTAATACACAAGCCAATGTTGACTTTTTTGACGCACCCACAATCACCAATGTTGCATTGAATGTGTTATTCATCACCATGGGTAGTGCTATCACTTGCAATGGCTTTTACCAACGTGTTTTTGCATCGCAGGATCCGGTAAAAATACGTAACTCGTTCTTGTTTGGTGGCGCCATGTTTGCTGTAATTTTAGCAGGTTTAGGTGCCCTGGCCGCAATGGCTGTGCCACTGGGACTAGATGTTACCAATCCCAAACTGGCATCAACCATGGCAGCCGGAGCACTCTGGGGTAGTACAGGACTAGTGTTAATAGCACTGGCGTTTTTGTGTGCGGCATCGGGCGTGATCGATACAGCGTTAAATGGTGCAGGTGCTCTTGCCGTTGAATGGTTTCCTGATCGTGACCCAGTGCTAGTTAATCGACTTACGCAATTGGTTGTGGGCCTGAGTTGTTTGGCAATTGCCATGCTCAAGATTGATATTTGGATCTTGTTCTTGACATTTGGCATTGCAAGATTGTTTACTATTGCACCCGTTGTTTATGGTGTGCTTAGTGATCAGCAAATACGTGTAAAGTATTTAATTTACGGTATGTTGGCAGCAGTAGCAGTTGGCTTGTTGGCACATTTTAAAATGATCATACTACCGCCGTACATTCTAAACATCACAGTGACACTGCTGCCTTTTGTTGGCGTAGCAATTGATCACTACCGGGCACCTAAAACAGCATGATAAATGTACCCCCGCCATATGATCTACTAGATAACTTAGATGCATTGCCTCGAGAGTTTATCATTGGTGACCACATGGGGGGATTTTCATCAACTGGGCACAACAATCACTTGCACAAGCTTGATCAATATGCCAAGATCAATAATTTTTCTTACAACATAAATGTTGATGAATTTTATTCACCGACTATACAGGATCAATACCCTAACTTAAACTTTGTGTATTCAATTGACAGTTTTAATAGATATCGTAAATTTCAAAAATTTCAAGACTATAATATACATCCTGAAATTAATTACAAAAATTTTATTTGTAGTTTTAATGGAACTGAACACATATCAAGAAAACTTTTGTTGGCAGCAATACACAAGTTTGGGTGGTATAACACTGAATACTGTAGTAAAAATATTGCATTTACTACAAGTGAACTTGATGGACACATTACTGATTACACACATACTCAGTCTCAATTTTACCGTAAATTTTTTATATCTGACAACAGCCAAGATTTTTTTCAATCTGTAAATAATATCAACAGTATTAGCATAGCGGAATATAAAAGAATCGAACATGATAAAAATTTACCGATATTAGAAACATCATTGACTCAAAGTTTTGTGCACTTGGTAAGTGAAACCATGGCCACAAGCTATGTTCCTTTTGTAACTGAAAAATTTCTATACAGTGTCGTTACACGTGGACTGTTTGTTGCCTATGCACCGCCAGGTTGGCATGCACATCTTGAACACTATTATGGATTCAAACCGTATTCTAATATATTTGATTACAGATTTGATACTGTGCAAAATCCAGTAGAAAGATTGTTAGAATTAATGTGTATGCTTTCCAAATTTAGTTGTTTAAGTTATGACGACTGGCAAAATTTATATGAGATGGAAGTGGATACAATTGAATATAATTACAATCACTATCGTAGTAAGCAATACCTAACTCATATACTTGCTCAAGTTTAATAGTCCTAGAATGAAAAATATCTGTCTAGTACAAGTAGTTGACAACTATGGCCCAAACAAATTCTTGCCATTGGCCATTAGCTATCAGTGGTTGACCGCAAAGAAAAACCCCGTGGTTGCCAGTCAATGGCAAGTTCAACAGGTACTGATTGAAAAAGTCAATATCAACCATTGGTTAAATGAGTTTGATTCGGCACCCGATGTTATGGCCATGAGTTGTTATGTTTGGAATTGGGAATTTAATCAAGAGCTTGCTAAAAAAGTTAAAACACGTTGGCCCAGTTGTGTTATTGTAGTCGGCGGGCCGCAAATTACCAAGCATGACGTTGATTTTGTTAGAAAACATCCTTGGTTTGATATTGCTGTGTTGGGAGAAAATGAACAATTACTAGAGAAAATATTGTTAGGTGAGTCAATTGAGGACTTGACGCAATTGCCCGGAGTAGTCACATCCCTAACTCAACAGTTGTCCGACCCCCCAAGAACTGCACAATTAGATGAGTTGCCCAGTCCAATACTTGAGGGATTTTATGATTGGATCATGGACAGTTACGAGTCCAAACACAATCAAAAATTTAATTGGCAAGTGACTTACGAAACCATGCGTGGTTGTCCATACCATTGTGCTTTTTGTGATATTGGTGATGACTACTGGAACAAGACCAAACTGTTTAGCTTGAACCGGATACGCAAGGAAATTGAATGGTTATCACAAAGACAAATAGAGTATGTTAGTGTGTGCGATAGTAATTGGGGATTGTTTGAACGAGATTTTGAAATCACTCAATGGGTAGTTGATACTAAGAAGAGCACAGGATATCCTAAGTTTTGGGATGTAACTTGGGCAAAAAACAATCCTGATCGTGTGCAACGTATTGTGATGTTGGATCATGTGGCCAGCACTAGACTGTTTAAAGGTGTGACGTTTGCTATGCAAAGCATGGATACAGTTACCTTGGATGCAGTTGCTAGATTTAATATCAAAGATGGCGCCACCTATGATGCCATGCAATTTTACTATAAAAACAACGTACCGACTTACAGTGAGTTGATTTGGCCCTTGCCCGGAGAAACCTTAACAACATTCAAACGTGGGATACAGCATTTAATTGATCTAGGACAACGAGATTTTCTCATGGTACATCCATTGGTGCTAACACACAATGCTCCCATGGGCCAGCCTGAATTTAGACAACATCACAATCTTGAAACACAATATTTGCCATTGGATACATTTTGGTTAGAAATAGCAGATCCTGAATCTTATATTGTTGAAAAAGTTGACGTAGTCAGAAGTACCGATCAAATATCATTTGACGAAATGATATCAGGACACATGGTATCTCATTGGATAGTAGTTTTATATTTTTATGGCTGGGCACACCATGTCATGAATTATCTACGAAAAGTACACGGTGTGGCTGAAATTGATTTTGTTGTTGAGTGGATGAGATATTTTGAAAGTGAACGCAATCTTGTGGCAACTGAACACGCTAACACGGTACAAGCTATTAAAGATGTGTTTGAAAATGATGCAGTATGGGGTAGACGTGTTAGTGGCACAGATGAAATATACTGGGAATTTAAATCAGCTACATCTGTTGTTGTTCATAGAAATCGTAAAGAGTTTCAACAATGCCTAACTGAATTTTTATTTGATGTATATGGCCTCGAGTGCGCAGAGCTGGTTGATCTTAATATGAATCTTTGTGTGGACTGGCAACAGCAATATCCAATGAAACAACAGTATAGCAATGAGTTGATCAAGACTGTATTGGGATTGCCCAATGGAGACATTGTGATCAATCATTGGGATCAGTCAATCACCAGTGACGATCAATTTATTAAAGTGGCCTACCACTATCAAAGAAAAAATAGATATTGGCGTTGCGTTACAACTTGCGACGAGTGAATATAGTAAGTCCAATTTTTTGGCTATGACAATGGCTGGCGCAATGTAGTTGTTGACGATCAAACACTATGACATTTCCTATAGCCCAAGATACCACACGGTCTAGACTAAGACCTTCTAGTGTTTGTTCACTAAGATGTTTTAGATAGTTTTTTCTGATTGTGCTATCAAACGCAACCCCGGGCAAAAAATTTAAAACATTTATGTAATCAGATGTGCGATTATCAACTGGTCCTAGACCGTTGCCGGAACGTTTTTCAACTAAGTCACTGAGCATGGCAATAAAATTTCTATCAACTTCAAACTCTATTACGGATGTTGGATCAGAATAGCAAAGTTTTAACAACTCTCTGATGTCGGCCACCTCATGTATAATTTGGTGTTTGCCCACTAGATTATAACGAAATGGTGAAATGTCATCTCGACTGAATTTACTAGTTTTTCCAAACCAATAGTTGTTGAAAAAAACAGTGTGAGAATTGCTCTCGAACGCAAGCGGAATTAGTACGGCTTTGTACAATTCGTTTTGATTTCCATCACCACTATCGGCATGTATTCTAAATGCTGTGGTTTTTTGTTCATTGCAAACAACTTCTTCAACAACATACGGCTCATCTAGTACAGCATCCAAACATTGTTTGATAACATGCTGTGGCCATATGTCTTGATCCCACCTTGGGTGCTTACTGCGCACATCCGGACGAGCATCAGTTCGATCGTCATCAACATAATGATAGTCTAACATTTGTTGTATCTCGGTGGAGCTGAGTAGATTGTTGAATTCTTGTACCATAGTGCGATATTTATTTTGAATAATATGCTAGGTAAATATCTCACTATGCTGCCATCCACTGTGCCTTATCCTTATGCCTTTAATTTATTTGGCTTTGATCAATCACAGCTAAAGTCAATAACAACCGATGATCCCATATTGTTCTGGGCTGTAGAATACATCTCCGAAGATAAATTGTTGACTCAAATTAATGCAATATTAAATTGTAATATTCCCAATAAAATTTACTGGATGTTAATGCCAGGGTTTGGGTACAGCACCAAACTCAATCAGTTATTAGGAAATACTTTACACAGCATTAATATAGATTTGTTGTTGTTGCATTTTTATATCGACGAATTTAAAGTTTCTAGTGTAAGCTCTAAATGGAACTCCGCGGCAACAAAATTTTTATTTTTAAACGGAAAAGCGGACCGAACAAATCGTGTGGGACTATTGTATAAATTTTATCAAGCTGGGCTACTGCCCCAATGTGAGTGGTCACTATTTTTTAACCCAGACAAAAAACTCAAATTAAAAAAGTTTTTACCAGGCACAACTGATAGCGAAGCTGAGTTATTTTTAAATCAACATGCGAGACAAGTTGACAATATTCAACCCACCATGGACTCTAATTATCATTATTGTGGGTACCCATTTGATACCAATATATACTCTGGCACATTGTTTAGAGTTGTAAGCGAAACATTGTGGATTAATCAACCGCTAATAACCGAAAAAACTTGGATTACAATAGCTAATCATCAGCCCTTTATCATTGCTGGTTATCCACGATCATTGGAAATTCTCAAAGCATATGGATTTAGAACATTTGAAAATTATTTGCCAGTCCAATACTATGACACCATCGAAGATGAAGATCAACGATTTGACGCAGTGGTTAAAAATACCAAGCATTGGCTAACCAACATTGATCCTACTCAGGTTTCAAAAGATGTTGACCACAATGCTAAATTATTACACAGCCTAGTTCAGCAAACTTTTAAACAATATCAAAATTTACGTGATTTGATAAATCCTAATATTAATATTTTTAATATGATACCACTGTGCCTTGAGCGCCATAATTGGTTGTTGTTTTACTACCAAATCAAAGATTCTGCATGGCCAGACTGCTACTGTGAAGAAAATTTTCATCAGTTGCCGGACAACATAAAAACAGAATGCATTGAAGTTTTTGGCTATAAGCCCAAAGATATGGCAAACTTCCACTAGGAAATTTAGCATTAATAGTGTAAAATTAACATAACTTAACAAGGAATTATTCATGGGCAAACCCTTTGACGTATCAAAATTTCGTAAAGAAATTACAAAAAGTATCGACGGCCTAAGTATTGGCTTTAACGATCCTACTGACTGGATCTCAACTGGCAACTACGCCTTGAACTATTTGATCTCAGGTGATTTTAACCGTGGAATCCCGCTAGGCAAAGTCACTGTGTTTGCTGGCGATTCGGGCGCAGGCAAAAGTTATATCTGTTCAGGCAACATTGTTAAACACGCACAGGAGCAAGGTATCTTTGTAGTGTTAATTGATAGTGAAAATGCGTTAGATGAACAATGGCTTAAAGATCTAGGAGTTGACACTAGCGACAGCAAATTGCTCAAGTTATCAATGGCCATGATTGATGATGTTGCCAAAACAATTTCAACATTCATGAGCGATTACAAAGCATTACCAGATGGTGAACGTCCTAAAGTATTGTTTGTTATTGATTCGTTAGGTATGTTGTTGACCCCAACTGACGTTAACCAGTTTGAAGCAGGTGAAATGAAAGGTGACTTGGGTCGCAAGCCCAAAGCACTAACAGCACTTGTTCGTAACTGTGTGAACATGTTTGGCAGTTACAACGTGGGTCTAGTTTGTACCAACCATACCTATGCTAGTCAGGACATGTTTGACCCCGATGACAAAATTTCAGGCGGTCAAGGCTTTATCTATGCCAGTTCAATTGTGGTGGCTATGAAGAAGATGAAGCTCAAAGAAGACGAAGACGGTAACAAGGTATCCGAAGTCAACGGTATCCGTGCAGGCTGTAAAGTTATGAAAACACGCTATGCTAAACCTTTTGAAGGCGTGCAGGTCAAGATTCCCTACACAACAGGCATGAGCCCATACTCAGGTTTAGTAGATCTAATTGAAAAGAAAAACTTGCTCAAACGTGAAGGTAACAGTCTTGTGTTTACCACAAGTGCTGGCGAGATTATCAAGAAGTTTCGCAAAGCCTGGGAAAAGAACGATGACGATTGTCTTGACACTGTGATGAAAGACTTTGCAAATCAAAAGGCCGAGGTAACTACAGTTGAGGAGGATGCGGAATGACTGAAACCGTAGTAAGTGAGTTGTGGACTGAACTCAAACGTTTTGTAAACACAGTGGATCGTGCAGAAGCTGCCGAAACTGTGGTTGCTGTGCTAATTGATCACGACAGTGATGTTGAAGATATTCGCAACGCTTTTAAGGGCGATGGTGATATCAAACGTGCACTAACTTCTTATCTTGACAACGACAAAAACTATGAAGATGAAGAAGATATTGAGGAAGAAGCTGAAGAAGATTATCTCGAAGACGACTGGGAAAACTGATGTGGTATAACCGAGTCGTCTCCGACCTTGGCAAAATTCCTGACTTTATTCAGCACTATGAACACGAGCTAAGTGAAGCCAAAAAAGAATGTCGAATTGGCGGCTATGTTGAAATCAACATCAAAGAACTTCCCGGCGTGACTGAACATCGATTTAATCAGCTACAAGAGATCGAAGCAGTGCTTAATTTTCTTAACATACAGTTACGCAAAATCCGCAGACGCCATTTTCAAAAGTATCTTGAAGGATATGCTCGTGCCTTGACAGCACGGGATGCCGAAAAATATGTAGATGGCGAGGATGAGGTTATCGACTTTGAAACTATCATCAACGAAGTGGCTCTATTGCGCAACAAGTGGCTGGGTATCATGAAAGGCCTTGACACCAAACAATGGCAAATGGGGCATATTGTTCGTTTGCGCACAGCCGGCATGGAAGATATACAAATATGACACCAACAGTTTTTGCAAATTCTGAAGAAAGCCTGGCACACAGCTTACAAACATTAAATCCCATATTTTTTAAAAATGGGCAAGTACGACAACGTGATTTAGTATTACCGTGGCTGGATCAAAATCTAACTTAGTTTGGACAAGAGTAATTTGATTGGCAGCCCCTGCTGTATTTCGTCAATAGTCCACTCAGTATAAGCCAAATTATTTAACCATTGCTGTCGTTTGGGACGCATTGGGTTTTCTATATTGGCTAAATCAAAGTTGGCCACTGGCCCTGCTAGACTGGTTGTTCCAACAAATGCCGGAACTCCATTTAAAATTGCCTGTGTGCCCGGACCACTATTATGATTCACCACCGCCCACGCATCTAATATACCATTGTTAAAGTCAAAGGAATCGTAAGTTCCTGATATAGATCTTGGTAATTGAATATTAATGTCCGGCGGCAATTTCTTTGGAACAAATCTTGGATGTGGTCGAACTATTACTTTTCGATCACTAAATTGCTTGATGGCATTCACAGTGCTAACTATCCACTGATTAAGTTCTGGTTGTCCTGACCACTGTTCACTGTCGGTGCGCTGGGTGCAAACTATTATTTTGTCCCCAGAATTGGTCCAGGGCGTTAATACTAGTCCTAGTTGATTTGCCCTTGAATCATCATGATTGTGTGCCCAGGGGTACGCTGTATTATTAATGCCATTGAGGCCCAGTTTCCAAGTGGTCCCACGCTGTAGCATACCAACTTCTAATACAATAACATTCCTGTTTGTGTTGCGATATTCATTCCACACCTGTTTATTTTCACGCATGCGGCCAGCCCAAACTAAACTCCATATCACAGCCACATCCGCAGAATTATTGTGGTGGACAACTGTGTGTCCAAGGTATTCAAGTCCTGCTTTAACAGCCCCCCATATTGGGGGACTGTTTCTGGCACCAAATTGATTGTAGAGTGAAAAAATCATAATAAATATCATTTACTTACATATAAAACATGACAACAAACAAATTCACAGTGGTCACCACCTTTAACGAGTCCGGCTACAAGAAATATGGACAACGCATGATTCAAACCTTTTTGCAGACATGGCCGCAGGAGGTTGAGTTGATTGTGTATACTGAAAATTGCACCATCAGTGAGTCTGCGCCCAATATTGTGGTGCGTGACATCTCTGTTGTGTCTGCCCTTACTGAGTTCAAACAACGATGGCAACATGTGCCCAAGGCAACAGGTGACATTTCAGGTGATCCTGTTCGCAGGCTAAGAAAAGATTCCAACAAAGGATTCAAATGGAATGCCATTAGATTTGCCCACAAAACTTACAGCATTTTTCATTGTGCTCAAAATGTCAACACAGATGTGCTGATATGGATGGATGCTGATACAGTATGCCACAGCAAGATTACTGTGGCAGACCTGGATAGACTGTGTGAACCACAGTATGAATTGTGTTTTTTAGGACGCCGCAAAAAGTTCAGTGAGTGCGGACTTTACTCAATGCGATTGAACACCAAAGGTATCAAACGATTTCTTAAGGAATTTCAACGCATGTATGATGACGCAGACAATGGTATTTTTTTGTTAGATGAGTGGCATGACAGTTTTGTGTTTGATGCAGTAAGAAAAAACATTCCCAGGTTGCTTGAATTTGACTGGGCAGCCAAGTTGGGTGATCTTAGACTCAGCAAACTCAACAGTCCCGGTGAAGGGCATCCGCTGATCAATTCAGATTGGGGTGCATATCTAGATCACTTGAAGGGCTCCCGGAAAGATTTAAAACGTAGCAACCGTGACGATCTCAAAGTCACAAGAACAGAAGCGTATTGGCAATGACCTGGATATTCTTAAACAAAAACAACGCTGACGAATACATTGAAATGTTTGCAGCCGGATCTCAAACTGTGCCCACTTGTTTGGAAACATGGCAGTACGAACACAGTACAGAGCCACTAGTTCTACGTGGTATAATGAAACACAAGATTATCCGACGCTGTTGGACGGATCAAAGACAGTTCTATTACATAGACTCGGGTTATCTAGGCAACAGACCCAGCCAGGCCAATCCTAATGGTTGGAAGTCCTGGCACAGAATTGTGCCCAACGATATACAACATGGCGCTGTTATCGATCGTCCAGCAGATAGACTACAACGATTAAACGTACAGATTAGGCCCAGACAAAATCACTGCAGAGACATATTAATAGTTGCGCCCGACGAAAAACCTTGTAGGTTCTACGGCATAGCACTAGACGAGTGGCTGAAGACAACGACGGATACCATCCGGCAACATACTGACCGTCCCATACGCATGCGAGAACGTCCTGCATCAAGACAGGATCGAAAAACACAACAGCCAGAAGAGTGGTTGAACGATGTGCATGCTGTGGTTACATT